CTCCCGCCGATAGCGTGAACGCGCGCGCGGCGATCGAGGTGGAGATGTAGCATGGCCTGGGGATCATCGAGCTGGGGCTCGGCAACATGGGCCGGTGGCGGTGGGTCGCTGACGACCGCGCTTGAAGTGGAGACATAACCATGCCGATCGGATCGGGACCCATAGGCGGGACGCCCCTCGGGGGTGGTGGCGGTGGCGAGAGCCAGCCGAACCCGGACGTTCTCGTCGAGACATGGACGATCCTCGAGCAGTCGTATGATCGCCACGTCGCGACGGTGACGCTCGGGCCGCCACCGATCTTCGAGCGGCGCTGTCCCTGGCGTCGCATGACGCGCCAGCGGTGCGCGTGGGACTGGGAGAGGCGGTTTCAGTCGGGGAACGGGTGCCACTACCCGTCGGACGAGTTCAAGGGGGACACGGAGCAAGACTTCGTCGTCGGCGCGGACGACGCCTCGGACCAGACCCGACGCCACGGCTGGCATTCGATCAACTTCAAGGCGACGCGCGACGGTTCGACGGAGACCATCGCCGGGGTCAACGTGATCGATTCCGACGGGGACGGGACCCCGGATGGGTACTACTTCTCGACGAACGCGACGGCGATCGCGTGGTCGAGCTTGATCCGGGAGGCTCCATTCGCGTTCAAGCTCGTGTCGGGCGACTTCGACGTCTCGACGCGGGTACACATCTTCGGCCGTCGAGAAGGTCTGATCGCTGGGATCCTCTGTCAGGAGGTGGGAGACGACTACGATTCGTGGGTCCTCCTCGGTGCCGGCTGCGACTCCGAGCTCGCCGTTCAGGCGGTCGAGCGGTCGGCGGTCGACGGCGTCGATCAGGCGGGGACGGACGGCGACACGGAACTTGAGTATTTCCGCCTCCGGCGCGTCGGGAACGTGTTCACCTTCTACACGTCAACCGATGGCTCGACGTGGACGCAGTTCGCCGAGCATACGCTTGCGCTCGAGACTTCGGTCCGTATCGGCCTCGTCGTATGCTGTGACATTCCGGCAGCCACCTTCTGCTCGGCGCAGTTCGAGTTCTTTCGCTTCACGTCCGGCGGGGACGCCACGTGCGACCGCACGCTCGTCGATTGTGGCTCGAGGGGTAACGTTCACCGCCATTTCGCTTTTCCTGGGATTCCGAGGACATGAGCGCGGTCACGGCCACCAACTCCAACGCCACGAGCTTCCCTGACGTGGAGGTCGCATATCAGGACATGCTCGACGCACGACCCGCGTTTCGAACGGACGCGCGGTGGGGCTCCGGCGCGATCGACTGCCTCGGGGTCGTCCTCGAGATCTACAACCGGGGCGGTATTGGCCTCCCGGATCCGAAGGGTCCAGGGTCCTCGATCCTCGCGTTTCTCGACCTGCTCGACGAGGTGTCGGAACCGACGCAGCTCTTCGACCTCGTCGACTTTCACCTCTCGCAGCATCACATCCTCGTGGTTCACCGCCTCGGGCTCGCGCTGTCGGCGAAGCGTGGAAACAATCCAGGCGGTGCCATGTACGTCCAGAAGCTCTCGAAGATCCGCGGGCACGCGGGCGTCAAATACTACCGGCTCAAAACCAGTGTCTATCCGGTCTAAACACGATACCGAAGCTTTCGTCACGGTTCGACTCTTCGAGTCGATCTGTGACAAGCGCTCGAAGGTCGTCTCCCTCCAGCCGTGGGGCCGGACGGCGCTCGAGTACGTCCCGGAGGCGCTACGGAAAGATCCAGCGCTCCGGATCGTGGTGAACGGCCAGGCGCTCTATCCCGATGAGTTCGCGACGACGGAGATCGCTCCAGGGAGCGAGGTAGTCATCGCGTTCATGCCGCACGGGGTGGAGCTGCTCGTCGGGCTCGGGATCTCGCTCGCGCTCACCGGGATCTCCATGGGCGTCAACTACGCGCTCGCGCCGTCGATCTCGGCCACCGACCGGGACCTCGAGGACTCGCCCACCTACGGATGGGACGGGATCTCGAACACGATCGCCCCGGGGACGATCCTCCCGATCGTCTACGGGGAGCACCGAATCGGCGGGCACGTGATCGAGCAGTTCTCGAGGCACGCGCGGAACCCGCCTGCCGAGTACGGGGATCCCCAGGCGGGCGAGCTCCATACCCTCCTCGCGCTCTGCGCCGGACCCGTGGAGGATATCGACGAGCCCAGGGCCAACGGGAATCCCCTCGATGACTTTGGTGGTTCCGTCTCTTGGGAGACCCGTTTCGGCGCGGACAATCAGGCGCCGCTCGAGGGATTCCGGGATGTCACGGTGGCCTACGCGAAGGATCAGGCGCTCACCTACGCCGACGTCGATGGCCTCACGTTCACGACCACCGGCGAGGTGGACGCCTTCGAGGTCGTGTTTCGCTTCCCCAATGGCTGTTACTCGGTGAGCGACAAGGGAGTCTACTCCCAGCGGTTCGTCGGGCTCACGATCCAGTATCAGGAAGACGACTCGTCGACCGGATACTCGGTCCCGGAGTACCTGACGCTCGGCGGCAAGACCAGGAGCGCGTTCGATGCGTGGTATCGTTCGCCGACTTTGCCGCGCGCGAAGTACCAGATCCTCGTGAAGCGCATCACGGTGGACGACACTGGCGGGGACGCCGTCTCGACGACGAACGTCCACGCGATCAACGAGATCACGGAAGAATGCCTCACTTACCCGAAGATCGCGCTCCTCGCCGTCCGCCAGCTCCCGACGAACCAGGTGAGCGGCGCCGCGCCTACCTATGACTGTGTCGTCAAGGGCCGGAAGGTCCGCGTCTACTCGACGACGACGACCTACACGGAGGAGTGGAGCGATAACCCGGCGTGGTGTCTTCTCGACCTCCTGACCGATCCATTCAATGGCCTTGGCGCGTGGGTCACTCACGACAAGGTCGACCTCCAGGCGTTCCTCGACTGGGCGGCCTTCTGCGTCGAGGAGGACTTTCGACTCGACATCGTTCTTGACGGGTCCCTCGCGGCCGTCGACGCGATCAAGCAGATCTGCATGACGGGTCGCGCGAACTTCGCCTTGAGCGGCGACACCTGGACGGTGAAGATCGAGAAGGAGGAGGAACCCGTCCAGCTCTTCGCGATGGGTCGGATCCACAAGGACTCCTTCTCCGTCGCGAAGACCGCGCGCTCGGAGCTTGCCAACTTCTTCGTCGCCGAGTTCTGGAACCGCGACCTCGACTACCAGCAGGACTCCCTCCCGCGCGAGGATCCGACGCTCACGGTCGACGACTACCAGCGCGAAAAGACGATCAACCTCCTCGGGACGACGCGGATCGAACAGGCCCAAAAGCTTCTCAACTTCTTCGTCCTTTCGAACCGGCTTCTCCGCCGGCGGATCGAGTTCGAGGAGGGGGTGGACGCGCTTGCGCTCGAGGCCGGGGACGTCTTCAAGGCCGCGCACGATGTCCCAGGCTGGGGCTGGTCCGGGAAGATTCTCGCGGTCGAAGGCGGGGGCTCGACGATCCTGCTCGATCGGGAGATCACGTTCGAGGCGGGGAAGACCTACGAGCTGACGGCGATCCATTCGAACGACGCAATCGACGTCGTCCGCGTGACGAACAACCCCGAGACGACGCGACTAATCCACACGTCGGCCGACTGGAGTCAGACGCCGATCGTCGGACTCGACTACGCGCTCGGGGAGGTCGCCGCCTCGACGGTCCTCTACCGTTGCACCTCGATCTCGCGTTCGCGGGACCCGACGAAGCGAAAGATCCGCGCGATCGAGTACAACCCGGCGATCTACGGCGAGGATCTCACGGTCCTCCCGGCGCCCTCGGTCTCGAGGCTCCCGGACCCGCGTCGGATCCCGTCCGACGTCACCGACCTCCGTCTCGAGGAGCGGACCTACTACGCCGAGGATGGGACCCTCTCGGCCGCGATCGACGTCCATTTCACGCTCCCGGCGGAGCCCGGGGTGGGCGCCCAAGTCTTCTGGCGTCGCGTCGGTGATTACACGTGGGAAGCCGCGGGGCCGACGGTGGGGGTCGGGTTCTTCTCGATCAGCAATGATGTCGAGACCCCGGGCGTCGAGTACGAGGTCT